GTCAATACCAGACGCCTCGTCAAACACCACCAACACACCGTCAAAGTTGTGAACACCCGCGTAAGCGTCAGGATTCTCCGCTGACCAGAGCCGTCCCTCAACGCCCCAGTAGCGTGTGCCCTTTTTAAGATCACGCTCGACCAATTCCGTGAGCCACTTGGCGGGCATGAGTCTGGTTGCTGACACCTCAAACCAATGGCTGTTGAGCGCCATCGCCAGCCACTTGGTAATCTCGGCCCATGTGACTGATCTTAGCTGAGACTCACTGTTGGCCGAGATGATGGTCGTTGAGCCAATGCGTGTTGTGAGCATCCAGATCGTGATCCATGAGACTAGGGCCGACTTACCAATACCACGGCCAGATGAAACAGCGTGGCGTAGAGTGTCGTAGTCAACCTTGCCGTTGTTCTGTTTGATGTGGTCGGCGATGGTCTGGAGGACTTCACGCTGCCATTTGCGCGGGCCTTTGAAATGCTCCAGCGGTGTGCCATGCTGACCCCAAGGAAACGCAAACATTACAAACGCCAAAGGGTTGTCCTTGATCGCTGGCGCCCACAATCTGGCCATCAGTTCCTGTTCGTCTTCAGCGCTGTATATGGTCGATTGCATGGACTTGGGCTTCTATGATGTTGGCGTCTTCGACTGTGAGGGCGCGTTTCTGTGCTTCGGCCAGCGCGCCAGTGATTGATATGCGCTGATCGACTTCGACAGATATGGCTTGCTTGGCCACCCAGCCGTGTTGATGTTTGAGGATTTCTAACGCTGCTTTGGCGTCGCCGTTGAGGGCGGCTTGGTGCATCACTTTGGACAGTTCGATCTCGCCATCAGCCTTGCCCTTCTGCGCGGCGAGTTCCACCACGGGGTCAAGTTGCGTGAGTTGTCTGTATTCAATAGGCAGCATGCCTGCGGCGAGCGCCAGTGCGTCGCCTTTGAGGCCCAGCTTGGCCGCGTCATATACCGCCTTCAAGCGCGATTCTGTCGCTTCGACCTTGCGCGGTGTAAATGGAATCGAATGGAACATGTGTTCTCCATGCAGTTTGCACGTGGCTGAATTCTATATTAAAAAAAATTGTTCGTGAACGCTACGTTTTTGCTGGCCCTATGCGCTCGGCCCTACCCCCTCCCCCTTGGCCAAAAATGCCCTTGTTGCCAGTAGGGTTTTACCTGGTAGCCGTGGGTCGTGTGGGTCATGTGGACAATGTGGACAATCAATTCCAAGCCGCACGGCCACGCAATGTGTGGACAATGTGGACAATCATTTTGCAATAGCCCACATGATCCACATTTTCTTTCGCGCCAGTTCTTTCTTTTTGCGTGGGAATTCCCTGCGCGTGGATTTGTGGACAATGTGGACCATTTGGACCATCGTTTTAAATCGGCGCGGGATGAGACGTCAACCTAGCGTTACACACACCTATACATATATCTCTACTTCAAACTTTTTTCTTTTTTTTATTATCCACATTGTCCACAACCCTTCACAGACCGCGCCGTTGCTGGCTTTGCGTGTGGACAATCGTCAACCCTCACTAAGTCCACATTCTTATCCACGCATGGTCCACAAACTTAGGGAAAGTCCTATGTAAAATATTTATTGACAAATTGTGTAGCGTGCAAAGAAATGCTTTACAATCTCCACATCAGCAACACAAAAGGGAGATTTTTATGAATTGGTACACATTGACGTTTTGGTCTGCTCAGAATCAATACGTAATTTGGAACAACGGCGCAATCGTCGAACGTTTCCGCGCTAAAACTTTGGCCGCCGCTAAAGCTCGCCTTAACAAATATTTGGAGGTTTGATCATGTACACACTAGATCAATTGAAAAGCAAAGACTTCGGCGAGTGGGATTTTTATCCCAGATCCGATAAAGCTATTGGTGAGTTTTGTTGCGACGGCGACGGCATTGTGGCCGTGATTGTCGGCGCTGACGGTTTCATCCGTTTGTATGACCAAGGCACATATGTGCGTCGCCTCAAGTCTGACATTGACGCGGCCATGGTCCAAGCGACGCGCTATGTAAAGACACATTACGCAGGCATTTATGAGGAGTACTTAGCATGATCACTTTGCATCAATCCGCAAATTACAGCGCGCATTTGCTGAACAGTTCAGGGTTGATTATCGAATCAACGCGCAAATCTGGTGGCGTTCAAATGCGCGCTGATCATCCCCAATTCGCTGAGTACGTCGACGCGTTCAGAACGGCCATTGACTCAAGCGAAGCAGATGCGCTTTGCAAAGCATTACTTAACTAAGGATTAAAAAATGAAACACGCCATTTATGACATTCTCGCCGCCGTGGCCATTGGCCTTTTATTAACTGTAGGCGCGTTGGCCTACTTTGACATTCTTTGGAGTTAACAACATGACACATTCCATTTGCTTTGCTTATCCCTGCTCAGACTTGGCCGACCGCGTCGGTCGGTCTGCTTTTGTCGTTGAACATGGCCAGTCGGCCATGGCCTTCGACTCATACGAATCTGCCCGCGACTATGCCAGCGGCCTTGGCACGGCGCCCGACCACATGTCAATCGACAACCCTAAAAACTCGGCCATGCTTCACACGGCCATTCTTGCAAGCCTGCGCCACATCAGACTGGCGTCAATTTAAGGAGACACACAAATGTTCTATGTAACTATGACCGACAAATTCCTGAGTGGTTGGGGCTACGCCCAAGGCCGTATCAACAAACTGATCATTGAGTGCAACACCATCAATGAGGCTGAACAGATAGAAAAAGCGGCGCGTCAGCGTTCTGAGATGAAATACGTCAACATCTGCACGCGTCGCCCACGTTATGGCGCGCATATTTTGGAGACTTGGAAGACTTACTCTGACATGACCGGATGGAGGGCTTGAACATGGACCGCTACGAAGAAATGCGCCGCAACAACGGCGAGGCGCCCAAAGAGATTGACCGCGACAGGTTTTGGTATTTGTTGGAAGTGCTGCCGCCTGCTAAGTGGACACGCCGAGGCAGTAGTGAATCGTTTATGGTCATTGAATGCGAGACCGCCAACCTTTACACATGGTGCGCGCGCATAGGCGAGCGCTACTACGAAATGATTGCGCCCAACGATTGCAATCACTTTGACATTCTTAACCTTATCGCCATGCACTTACCAGAGGAGACCACACCATGACAGTCGAACAACTCATTAAAAAATTGCAAGACCTGCCACCAGGTTTAGACGTCCTTATCTGGGACGCAGGCACACGCATGGGAATTGTCTCGGTAGACGACTCATTCATTGAAGACGGTTTTATTGACTTAAACACAGACACGGACGAATAACATGATTGACTTAACAAAATTGACGCCAGACGAAGCAGAGGCCATCGCACACGCTGAGGGCTTTACGGGTATTGCTGCCATGTTCGCACAGATTGCGGATCTGCAACACGCCGTCTATGCCCTTTTAGATGCCATCGAAGACGGCGACACAGAGAAGTTGGCCAAGGTTACCGCAGACGCTAGGGAGTTATTTCCATGAACCAGACCATAGCAGAGGCGCTCGCGCCTTTTAGACCCCTAACCTATACCGAGCATTACTACATCGACCTTGGTTATAGGCATGAGCAGGGAAAGGCCGAAGAATACGAATACAAGGCGGCCATGGCCGAAGGGCCAGAGGCGCGCCGATTGCTTAACAGAGGCGCGTTGGAGGCCATGCAAAGGGCCTACTAGCATGATTCTACTAATCGCGGTTATACTGGCCGCGCTACTGGCCATTCTCCTTGATCTGTAGCGTTGCCACACCATTAAAAAGGCCCCTTAATCGGGGCCTTCTTTTTTACTTCACAAGCCTGACAGACATTGGCGATGGCACATCTTCGACAAGGCGGCGCAATTCAGACTTAGACACATCCACCATATCTGGCGCGCAGAAAATGTGCTTTTTAGAGTCAAACTCCCGCGATTTCAGTCTGCCCATGTCAACCCAACCGGCCTCCTTAAGCGCATGCAACAAGGCAGGCTGCGGAACTTTTACGCCAGACGGCGCGGCGCCTGCAAGGCGGTCACAAAGCGCATGGAAAGGCGACGCCACCACACCCTTGGAAAACTCACCCATGCGGGTACGCATTAACTCGACAAGATACGATTCGGCCATGCTCATGCCATGCTCAACCAAGTTCATCTTGAATTCGGTCAACATTGGGGCCGCACCAGGATTAAAGGCCGTCACATCACGCGAAGCAAGCCAACCGCTAATGGCCGCAAAGCCCCCCGCCTTGTACCACTTCCACATCTTCTCAGCGGCCTGCGCGGTCATGCGCGGCGCGTGCGACCACACGCAAAACCAACGGCGGTCCTGCGAATCAAGACTAATCGGCACAGGGTCATTAGAAAACGCCAACACGAACACGCGGTTGGCCATCTGATAGGGATGCAGACCCTTGCGGTTGACTGTCAGCATCTCAGGGGGCGCTGCAATGATGGGCTTGAGTTTATTGGCCAAGGCCCTGCGCTCTTTGGCGTCTGGTTCTTTCAACTCGTTCAGGATGAGGATCTCAGACTCAAGGGCATAACCGAACTGCGACGACATGGTGTCATTGTCTAAGAGGCCACGATTCTTGAGGTGCGGGCCACAGACTGCCCAGATGAACGGCGCCCACATGGTATCTTTGCCAGACCCTTGATCGCCACCATGCAGAACGGCGTGGTTGATCTTGGTCTCAGGGTGCTGCACCTTGAAGGCCATCACATCAAAGATGTGTTCTAACTCGTCAGCGTTAGGCACTAGCGCCTTGCAATGCTCAAGCCAAGGGGTCACATCACCAGACCCGACCGCAGGGCGCGCATCACGCCAGCGATTGCCATACAGATCACCATCACGGGCCACAATGACCGACTCGCCTGCGGCATAAGTAATGCCGACAAGTGCCT